CGAAGCAGAAGGTCCGTTCAATATTCCCGGAGGATTACCTCCCATTAGTCCCCTTGTCTGTCGATATGTTTTCGGAGGAACTCCAGTTGCCGGTAGATGTGGAGAAATTGGTGTGGATTGTTGCGATGAGATAATCTACCTTGGTGCATGTTGCAATACTTATGCAGACGGTAGCACCTGCAAAGATGATCAGACACATAAAGATTGTCTCGGTGAGGGTGGTGTCTTCATGGGTGCGGGATCACAATGCTCTGAAGTTGCGTGTTGTACTACCAACCCAGATGATATTCCGGACGGTGGAGACGACGATGGAGGAGGCGGTGGTGGAGGAAGTCCACCAGCAGGACCACCACCAGCAGGAGGCGGTGGATTTACCAGACAACGATCAAGTTCACCTCCACCTCCCCGAAGCGGAGGAATGAGTAGAAGTAGTGGTATGTCAAGTTCACCCCCACCATCACCCCCAAGTTCACCTCCTAGCGGTGGCGGCGGATATTCTTACTAGAGGAAATAATAAATGAGTATTCAATTTAGATCAAGAATAAGAACTGTTGCTGACTATGGTGCATTTGGATTAAGCGACCTCGGTGTGTGTTGTGGTCCAACCGAAGGCGCAGAACCAATATGTCAAACATATCAATCATGTATGGAAATAAATGGTTGGTGGAGAGGTCTACCAGAAGGAGAACCATGCACTTCAGAGGAAATACTAGAAGGATGGACATGTCCTGATTTATCATCTAAAGGCTGTTGCTGTAACTGTAGTCTTCTGAACAATGACTTTGAAGGATTCTATACTGCGTATAACAATTCAGTAGGTGAAGGTGCCAATGTATCGAACGGCACGAAAGACATGACATACTGTGAATGCATGGACATTGGTGGAAATTGGACCCAAGAAACCTGTGGTAGTGGTATTAATTATGCTCAGTTATGTCAGGAAGACGGTCAATCAACGGATATTAGATTCCCGAGTGCTTGCTGTGTAGACGGCAGTTGTATTGATGTATGCACACCACAAGATTGTGTTAATCTAGGTGATGGTAATAACATCTTATACGAAAATAAAGTATGTAGTTCAGGACCGGATAACATTGATCAGGATGATTACTCATGTGACTTCCCAAATGTAGACCAGTGTTTTGGGTTTCCCGGTTGTGGTAGTGGATTTAACCGCTCTGCTGGTTCTGGTGCTGCACAAAGACACAGTGAAATTAGAACTGAAAAAACTCCAAGCGGAGATAATATGGTGATCGTGTCTACATCTCCAACCGACGAAATGTATCGCAAGGCACTCAAGTCAGGTGATATAAAAGCAGCATGTATAGAACCTGTAGGAGTCAACTACACATGCACGCAGAAAACAAAGGCAACTTGTAGAGGTGCGTGGATGGGACTCAACCAAGACAGCACTCCTGTTGCGTGTACAGATTCATTGACACTGGAAGTTATAGAAAATATTAATAAGGATTATATTCCATCAAGCACCGCGAACGGATGGAATCTAGGACAGCAGGTATTCGGTAAGGGATATGATGGTAGATTCTTTGGTATCTTCAACCCTGCATCCATAAAAGAAGGAAACGGTAGTCAGTGTTACGGTAAATCAGTGGGTGTTGGACTGCCAGAACATTACAACGCAGATGCACTAAACCAGCAAGTTGGTATAGCACCCGGTAATAGACAAGAGTCACATAAAAAATATGCCATCATTGTAGACAACAAAGACTGGAAATATAATTTAAAGTTTGGTAATACAAACGGCAAATTTAGTTCGAGATGGGATACTATTATAAATAAAAAGATACACAAGAATGTGGATCTTGTATCGAGTGCGAGCGAGGATCGAAAAGGATGGTTCATTCCTTCCCAAGATGTTTTATCTTTTATTGTTAACCAGTTAAATAATTCTACGTTAAAAACCAATCTAAAGATCGATACATTTAACCAATGGCATCACTTTAAATTAGATAGATATTACTGGACTAGCACAGTTTCAGATGACGGTGTTTATGCTCAGAAAGTAAACTCTATATTGCCTGGTCGTGAAGATGTTAAAATATGCAACTACAATTCAAAACACTTTACTCGCCTAGTATATTTGAAAGAAATTAAGTAAAACTACTTGACCTGTTGTCTACATTATTGTATATTTAAAGAAACCCTTGGAGAAACCAAATGAGCGAAGAATCAAAATTCAGAAAAGTATCTATCGATCCAAACCAAAGAGGCATTAAAAAGAAACTCAGCATGGTGCAGAGTTTTGCTTCTGCCTTGGCATCGAGAAACGTAACTAACAAAAAAATCAATACTGCTGTTAAACAACTCAGAGTTCTCAGTTGTTTTGGTGACGGTAAAGAATTACCCCCATGTGAGTATCTGGAAGACAGTAAAACAGGCAAAGGTAAAAATTTCTGTGGTGCTTGTGGGTGCGGGGACAGAAAAATGACTTGGCTTATTTCTGAAGCAGATGAGTACAGCAAACTAGACTACCCAAAAGTCAGTTGTCCTCTCAATATGCCTGGATTTTCAAATTACATTATGAGTACACCAGACGAATCTGAAAGTCCAATTACTCGCAAATATTATATCGAAAATATCGATTATAAAGAAGTCCAGAAGGTTGCTGTTAAGATTGGTGTAGAAGCACCAAAGGAAGAAGACAAACAGGAACTTAATGAAACTTCAGAAGAAGAATAATAAATAGCCATTACTTTTTAGTACTCCTGTTGCCTTTTATACATAATAGAAGACAACAGGAGTATTTCTTATGGCACATCCAAAAAGTAGAGATGAACTTATAGACTATGCCCTACGGGCGCTAGGTTCCCCCGTCGTAGATATCAATGTAGATAGGGATCAGTGTGAAGATCGATTAGATGAAGCACTTGAACTGTTTGCAGAACGACACTTCGACGGTGCTGAAAAAGCATATTTTAAATATCAAGTAACACAAGACGATATTGATAACCAATATCTAGACACCAATGCATTAGGGCCTGTTAACGGGGTTACTGGTGATGCTCCTACCGGGAAAGACATTCTCAGTGTAGTCAAGGTGTTTCAGTTTGGACAGTTTGCAAACATCAATATGTTTGATGTAAGATACCAAATGGCTCTTAGTGATTACTTTGGAATCAATAGAGGACTTGGTGCTAACAGTTCAATGGGACTATCTAGTTATGATTCTACGAAACGATATATTAGTTTGATTGAAGATCTGTTTCAACCAGAAAAAATGATTCGATTTAATAAAGTAAGCGACAAATTACATCTCGATATGAAGTGGAGTCAAGATCTAAAGGTAGGAAGTTATCTAGTGATCGAGGCATATGTTGCTTTACCTTCAGGTATATTTAGTCAGGTGTTTAATGATATATGGTTAAAGAAATATACCGTAGCACAGATAAAGAAACAGTGGGGTGCGAACATGTCAAAGTTTGAGGGTGTTCAGTTACCAGGCGGTGTTTCGCTCAGGGGTGTTGACATCTACAACGAAGCAAACGAAGAGATACAAAGACTAGAGGAAGAACTAACAAACACATACGAACTTCCCATAGATTTCACGACAGGATAATTTAAATGGCGAGAAATCCTTACTTCAAAGACCATTCAGGCGAACAAAACATCGTCGAAGATCTTACCGTCGAAATGATCAAGACGATGGGAAGAGATATGGTTTATATCCCAAGAACACTCGTTGATGTTGATACCATCTTCGGCGAGGATGATATTTCTAAATTTGATGATGGTTATCAAGTAGAGATGTATATCCAATCTGTTGATGGTTTTGAAGGCGAGGGAGATGTCCTTGCAAAGTATGGATTGCAGATTAAGGATAGAGTTGAACTGGTACTTGCAAGAAAGCGGTTTGATCAAGCAATAGGTCAGTATGAAAACACAACACGACCAAAAGAAGGGGACTTGATTTATTTTCCCCTGAGTAATACTCTATTCGAGATCAACTTCGTAGAACACGAAAACCCATTCTACCAGTTGGGTAAACTATACACATATAGATTATCGTGTGAGGTGTTCACTTACAGCGGAGAAGAAATCGACACAGGATTTACTGACGTTGATAAGGTCGAATCAGATAGAAAGAAATTTGCAATTGAACTTGGTTTAGGAACTCAAATAAGTGGTGTTACCGAAACAAACTACTTCGAGGGAGAAACTGTATATCAGGTACTCGGAGAGTCTGGTTCTTCTGCATTGCTTGGTAATGCAACAGGAACTGCTGTTGTTACAGACTGGGATTCTAGTACATCGAAACTTACAGTCACCAATATCGTTGGTACTATCTCTACTGCAACTGATGAAACTGTTAAAGGTGCCGTGTCTGGTGCAGAATATGAAGTAAATAGTAACACCACTACGACACTGATTATACCACAAGAACCACAAGACAGTTCTCCTGTTGGTGATAATGAAGACTTAGAACTAACAAGAGATCAGGACGATATCTTCGACTTTACAGAAACAGATCCGTTTAGTGAGGGAGATTATTAATGTTTACTCAATTCTACAACGAATCTATTAGAAGACTTGTTATTGGTTTTGGTTCTTTGTTCAATGATATACGAGTTGTTCGTAAAAACGCTGATGGTACTACTAAAGAAACTATCAGAGTTCCTGTTTCATACGGACCTAAAGAAAAGTTTATAAGAAGAATTCAAGAGACAAGCAGTATATCAAGTGACTCAAAAGTAATAAGTCTCCCTCAAATGGGTTTTGATATTACTGGGTTTTCGTATGATCCTACTAGAAAAACAAATAAACTAAGAAAAACTAAAGCAACTAGTGTTGATGGGTTGTCACAATCATACAATTACAATGAAGTTCCATATAATGTTTCTTTTGGTCTTTATGCTTTTTCTAGAAACCACGACGACAACCTTCAGATCATAGAACAAATACTTCCATACTTTACACCTGAGTTTATAGTTACACTTAAAGTAAATGACATAAACTCCAAAGTAGATGTTCCTATTGTATTGAATGGGGTTTCTACGGAAGAAGATTATGAGGGGGATTTTGATACAAGAAGAAACATAACATCTTCTTTAGAATTTACTGCTAAGACATACGTCTATGGTCCTCCGAAGACAAGCAAGATTATTCTTACTTCTGAAGTAGACATATTCGGACAACATGCTGCGTTCAATGATCCAGTTACTGGTAATCATGATGTTAGAATTGGAATAACTGGTGGATTTACCGGAGACGGATACACCGCAGGTAACAGAATTTATGGTGAGTATTATTATGAATCCTAAAAAAACAGTAGACGAAAAACTCTCAAACGCTTTTGATATTGAATTTACAAAAGAATCTACCGAGATTATAAAGAAGGAAGATGAACTTCCTATGAAGCGAGCAGAGGATATAGAGAAAGACTATAACCTTGTAAGAAACAACATAAGAGATCTTATAGGAACAGGCGAAGAAGCAATAGACGGAATTATAAAAGTTGCTACGGAAGGTGATCATCCAAGAGCATATGAAGTTGCTGCACAGATGATTAAAACCGTAGCAGAAATGAATCATGATCTTATCGATCTTCATAAAAAGATGAAAGATATAAAGAAGGAAGAAACAACAATAAACCAAACAACACAGAACAGTTTATATGTTGGTTCTACTAGCGATTTACAGGATCTTATAAATCAATCAAGAAGTTCTAAAAAGGCACTTGATGAAGAAATTATTGACGTAGAGATAGACTAATGACAGACAAACAAGATGGTTATCTAGGAAACCCACTGCTAAAACCAGCAGGGGTTGAAATGGAATTCACTAAAGATCAGGTAGAAGAATATATTAAATGTTCTCAGGACCCCTCTTATTTTATTCGTAAGTACATTAAGGTTGTGTCGCTTGACGAAGGACTTGTTCCGTTTAATCTCTATGACTATCAAGAAGAAATTGTAAACACCGTACACAATAATAGATTTACAATAGCCAAACTGCCAAGGCAGTCTGGAAAATCTACTACGGTTATTTCTTACATCCTCCACTATATTCTGTTCAACCAGAGCATGAGTGTTGCGGTTCTTGCTAACAAGCAAGCAGTATCTATTGATATCTTGAGCAGGCTAAAACTCGCATATGAATATTTACCAAAATGGTTACAGCAAGGTATTGTCGAATGGAACAAGGGTAGTCTTAAACTAGAGAATGGATCTAAGGTAATGGCATCTTCCACCTCTGCTTCAGCAGTTCGTGGTGGTTCATATAACATGATCTTCCTTGACGAATTTGCTCACGTTCCTACGAACATTGCAGAAGAGTTCTTTAGTTCTGTATATCCTACTGTAACGTCAGGACAGACAACAAAGGTACTCATGGTATCAACACCCAATGGGTTGAACATGTTTTATCATTATTGGCGTGGAGCGAACAAAAAGATAGGGGAAGAAGGAAAGAATGAATATTCCCCCATTGAGGTTCACTGGTCGGATGTACCAAAGTTTCCAGGCGGACCTAAACGAGACGAGGAATGGAAACTAGAAACGATTGCAAACACCAGTGAGATTCAGTTTCAGTCTGAGTTCGAGTGTGATTTTGTTGGTTCGTCTAATACACTTATATCATCAAGCAAACTTCACGCACTATCTTGGGTATCTCCTGAAGTAAGAAACGATGATGGGTTGTGGATATATGAAACACCTAAAGAAGGTCATAATTATTATATGACAGTAGACACAGCACGGGGACAGGGTAAAGACTATAGTGCCTTCGTTGTTGTAGACACCACCGAAATGCCATATAAAGTAGTTGCTAAGTATAGAAACAATTTAGTATCTCCTATGCTGTTTCCTACTGTAATTTCTGCTACTGGGAAATCATACAATGATGCATTCCTTCTCATAGAAATAAATGATATTGGTGGACAGGTCGCAGACGTTCTTCACCAAGATCTAGAGTATGAAAATATATTAATGTGTACACACTCAGGTCGATCTGGACAAATAGTAAGCGGCGGTTTTGGTGGTAGGAGTGCTACTCATTACGGTGTCCGGACAACCGGTCCTGTGAAGAAACTTGGATGTTCTGTATTGAAGAGTCTGCTAGAAGAAGACAAATTACTTGTAGAAGACGTAGACATTGTAGATGAATTGGTTACATTTGTTGCTAAGAAAAATTCTTATGAAGCAGATGACGGACACAACGACGATTTAGCAATGTGTTTGGTATTGTTTGCTTGGTTGACAAGACAAGAATATTTTAAATCTTTATCTAACAGAGATGTTAGAAAAGAAGTATATGCAGACGAAATCAAAAAAATTGAAGAAAATATGATTCCTTTTGGTTTTATACCTGCGGAAGAAGAAGACGGTAAATGGGACGGAGAAGATAGATGGTTTGGTGCATAGTTATGCTCTCTAAAATATACAAATCTATAAATAAAGGGCAGAACTATTCTATTCGATTAGAAATATACCAGATAAATAACATCTTCAAGGAGATTCACTGATGGCTAGACCAAATGTAACCGTATTAATAGATGATCAAAGTTTCATAGTACCCGGAACCGAAGACGGATCAATTACTGTTGGTGGCGTTATGTCACTAAACGGTTTGATTTTTGCTCTCGGTAACACCGCAGAACGCAAGCAGGGATTTATCCGTCTTAATAATCTTCAGGATTTGATGGAACGATTAAGTGCTAAAGAAGGACTCGGTCCATTCAAGGGTGATAACCCAGGCTCAGGTGTTCCCCCACAAGGTGCTGGTGGTACTGGACCAAGATGGCCTGCCGGTCCTACTGGAGCATGGCAATACG